AGAATTATCATGTATTGTTGCTGTTATAGTTACATCACCTAAAGGAAGTTCTTTATTTGAATCTCTTGATACTATTGGCATTCCGTTTGAACTATCAAATGTTATTAATGGATTGCTTGATGTAATAGATGATACTGTAATGCCTTCACTGCTGTTTATAGCTATAGCATTTCCATTTGCATCTACAGGATAAAGCCATTGTGTGGTTCCTCCAAAATAGTCTGAATCATTTGAATCAGAAGCAATAAATGCACGAGGATTCTTTACAAAATATTGATGATCCCATCTATGTTGGTTATTATTTAAATCAGTATATCCCCAATATGCTTCAACTTGTGGTTGACCTATATATTCTATAGTAACTGTTAAGTCTGTATCAGGCATTCCATAATTGCCTTCATATATAGGGAACCAAGCATTATAAGAATCTACCCATTCCGCATTTTGTATACCACCAAACCATTCTTTTTTATAGCCTTCTTTTGGTTTAATATGTATGCTTGTTCCTGACACTACATTAGTCCAAGATCCTGTCATTTCTTGTAACACATCATTGAAATATACATCTACATGACTATGAACATCACTTCCTGATAGTGTAAATGTATGACCAGTTGGTTCTGGTTCTGGTTCATCACCCCCATCTGCCCAAGGACGAGGCAATACAGTCATAATGAACTGATTGAATCCATGTATCTTGCTTGCTAATTCTGTATTAAGTTCTTTATATCCTTTGATTTGCTCATTTTGTACATATATGATAGATACGTCTGTATCTTTAGTAATAGTATAAGGTGTCAAATCTAAAACATAAAGAGCATCACCTACTTTCTTTTGCATATGTTTTATTTAAAATGTATTTGTCTAAAGTTCAATATCTTTTATCATTTCATTAATTGATTGATATTGTTCATTTAATTTATTTAATATAGAATTTTGTCGAGCTTGTTCTTCTTCTGCTTTTCTTGTTTCATATTCAACTAATGAACGTACATCAACTTCAGTCTGTGAATAAGCAGGTGTTACTGATAAGATAGAAATCTCATCTAATAGTTCAATTGAACGTATAATACGATTTCTTGTTCCGTCAGAATTATCACTCCATTCATCTGTTTCAGGGATGAAAGCAAAACTAAGAGAATCATAATCACCACGTCTGATACCTTCTAATAGCATGTCACCAAAAACAGTATTAGGCAATTCAGTTTCAAATTCTAATCCACGTTCAGTTACAAATAATCTTAAAGATCCTACACCATATTTTGAACGAGCAAATGTGCCTTGTGATTCATCATGATTTAGATATAACTTTACATCCATAGAATTAATAAGATTGTCATTTACTGCGTCACGTGCTATTGTCTCATAGAATCCGACGATACGATTTTCTACTCTACCATGCAATAGTTCTGAACGTTGTTCAACAGGAATAGCTAAACCTGTTATCTTACGAGATTCGTCTTCTAATGATCTTAGCTCAACTTTTATATTTCTTTTTTCTAATCTATTGTTCTTCATTTTCTTGTTCTTCTGTATTTTTGTCTGTGTTGTCACCACCTATTGTATTCTGAGATATGTCAGTAAATGGAATAATTAGGTCATCCGCACCTTCTTTAGGACCAAAACCTAATTCTTTACGTGCTTCATTTACTGATATGATACCTTTTGATACAAGTGATGTCAAATAGTTTGCTTGTGACTGCTTGTCGGACTTAATGATATCCTCTTCCTTAATGTCAATATATAAAGTCTGTTTCTGTTTATTAGAAAGTAATTTCATTGTCAATTCTTGTTCTAACAATATGACATAAGGCATTAGAGCGTTAAGTACAAATGCTTGTTGTGATGCTTCTAATGTATTGTATGAAGTCTTAGATAGATCACCAAGTAGAGTAGGACTCATATTAAAGAATCTTGCTATTTCCTGTACATTAAATAGTCTTGTCTCAAGTAACTGAGCATCCTTAGAATTAGATGTGATAGGCTGATAATGCATTCCTGCTTCTAATACTGCAGTTCCGTTCATTCCTTCACCTGACTTAAGCCATGAGTCTTGTATGGCTTTACGTGATTTCTCGGATAATGAAGGATTGTCTGTTGTCAATACACCTGTATATCTACATCCTTTTGTATAATATGTAGATGCTGCCTTTTCTGCTGCTCCATTTATCTTTATTGTATTCTTTGCATATGATGTGATTGACTGTCCTGTAACTCCGTCTTCTGTTATCATACGTAAATGAATGATATTGATGGGCTCAATCAAATTAGTAGATATAAATGGTGCTTGATAGAATAGTACTTTAGTTACAGGATTGTAGACTATTGTACATTGACCATAAGGTATATATTCTAATGATATAGGATAGCCATTCTTGTCTCTATGTATATAGCAGAATCCATTACCATGAACAATACAGTCTTTTACAATATTCTTTACAATCTGAAACTGTGTCAAGTCACCATTATATATGATATTTCGTAAAAATGATTGATCTGGTTCTTGTTCGTCATCATATGATTTTAGTTGCCAAGACATTTGAGCAACTGAGTTTGAAATTAAATTGACTGCTGAAAAGAAAGCAGATTGATTTTGTGGACCATATCCTGATAAAGATAAAAGACGGTCCATTAAAGCAGAACCTTGTGCAGCCTGAGTACATGCGTCTGTCTGTACTTCAGTCTGAGTATCTGCTTGTCTAATTTCTTTTCTGCCACTAAAATTAAACCATGACATAAATAAGTTATATATGTATTTTTAGTAAAATAGTTACTTTTCAATTACCCATAGTCGAGCATCAAATCTGTTTGAATGTATATAAGTACCGAGTGCTTCAACCATTGCAATTACTGGGTCTATCTTATTATTAGGATCTGCATTGGCTTTTACTGGCTTTTTGTTTCCATTAAAGTCTTCTTTTAGTTCTACATTTGAGAAACACCACATTACTGCAGGATTTTTGTCTATAATACATTTCTTTGATAGAACAAGTGCTTCAAAGAATTTAGTAGGTTCATTAAAACTACCTAATGTCTGAGAATAGACAGCCATTGGTAATCCTTGATCCTGAGCATTTAAGGCAAAGGAATTAGCATTAAAACGGTCGTAACCTATGTCAATGAATTCTATTGACTTATTTACGTTCAATATGTCTTCTAATATTTTATCTGTATCAATTATATTACCTGCAGTCTTTATTGCCCACTTATTTCTAATCCATTCTTCAAATATATGCTTGTTTTTTGAACGAGACATACCTTCTTGTGGTATATAAAGGAATGCTTTAAATATGAATTTGTCTGGGTTAATCTCACGGTCTTCATTAGGTGGAATGCATATAGCAAAGGCGGATAAGTCATCAGAAATAGATAAGTCAATTCCTCCGAAGCATTCTTCACCTGCATAGTCATCTAAATTTACTGACTCTGATATATCCATTAGCATATCGTACTGTAGCCAGACATTGCTAGATTGCATCCATTCGTTCAGATTCTTTGTTCTTATTGATACTTCTTCTCCTGGTATATTGATTGCAGTCTCTACTTGTTCACGTAATGATCTTAATGTAACAGTCGTTCCTAATGAAGGGTTGGCTTTTATCCAAACTGATTCATCTTTCCAATCATCGCCTTCGTCTAATTGAAATAATGCAGCAAACCAAGAATCATCTGAGACAGAACCATTCAATATATTACAGCAGTTTTTCCATTGCGCATAGAGAGGATAAGCTTCACCAACATTAAATCCTGCTGTTGAAATAGAAATAGCTAAAGGCTTGCGTCTTTGTACCTGACCTGTCTTTAATATATCCCATATTTCTGAATCACGTGCAGCATGACCTTCATCCTGTATAAATAATGAATCACGTCTACCATCATGTTTAGATACATCGGCTGATAATACATTTATCTGACCATGTACCGCATCTATCTTAACATCTGTTCTTGTAGTATGAAATATCTTGCCTTTAGGATCTATTGTCTCACATAAATTACGACAATATTTGAATAATAAACCTGCTTGTTTAGCTGAATTAGCAATAAAAGCTACTTCAGGATGTGGTTCATTGTCACAAAGTACAGCTATAAGGGCTATAGCTGCAGCAAAAGTTGATTTACCTGATTTACGTGCTGTAAATATAAGAGCTTTAGTAATTACTCGTATTTCTGGGTCATTTGTAAACTTCCAACCATATATGTTTGCAAATATCCATTGTTGAAAAGGTAATAATATGAATGGTTGACCATCTTCAAGCTTAAATTTTGATACAAACTTAATTTTCTTATCTACATCTGCTGTATCAAAATAGATGTCATCTCTCTGACACCAATCCATCATTCGTTGGCAAGCAAGTTTTATGTATTTGCCTGTTATTGCTTTATTCTCTAAAACATCTCTGCAATATTGCCAATAAATCTTATTATAGTCAGGAGTGGTCATTCATAGTTTAAAATGTATTTTTAAAAACAAAGCAGAGGGAGTTTACAATTGCAAACCCCCTTGACAAGTGAAATTCGCGCCTTCCCAAACGCGAGAAAAAATATTTATATATGTTATGAAAGTTATCTAAATCGTAATCAAAAAATGTAATGAAAAATCCTAATGAAAAACATCTATGTATCAGTCACTTGTCGGATCTGCTTTGTATTTCTTTATATTATACGTGGTACCTAAACCAGTCTGCTCTATTTCATCTATCTGTAATTCTATATTTTCTTCGGTTTCTAATATCAGCGACAAAAATTCTTTTATCAATATGAATAGGAAATCTGCATCTTTACTAACTTTTAAATCAAAATGGATATAAAATGTATTATTTGTTGAATCAAATGATTTGTTTTTAGTAACATTGCTATACTCAATGATTGTATCTACTATTTGATCATAAATATAATGAATAAATTTTTTGTCGTGACATTTTTTGATATTATTAGCTTTAATATTAAATGTTTTTGTCATGTATGTATTATCTTATCTATTTATAGATAATAATAATATTTTTCAAAGATCTTTGTAATTTTTTGGGGAAGAAATTGCATAAACTTTCATATCTAGATTGTACTGGTGTACGAATTTACTTGAAAAACTGTACTATTCTCACGAACCGTACAGAAAATATATGTGGATAACTGAATCTAAAAAGAATTGATGATATAAGCTCACGCCTGAGCCATATTTGTATAGAGGCGAATAGACTTGAGTAATGTAATGTAGTAGTCTATGTTCTATACGTTATTATTTATAAAATAGATCAATCATTGTTTAGATTTCAATAGATTATGTCGTTTATCATGACATTCTGAACAAAGTGGAGCAAAATTATGTTGCCAATCCATTAATAGCTGCATTCGTTCTTCTTCTGTTGCACCTGTAGATATTGGACGTATATGATGTAGTTCAGTAGCAGGAACAGACCTACCATTAAAAAGACAATCAACACATAGAGGATTTTCTCTCATGTACCAATCTCTTAACTTCTTATATTTCTTATTTTGATAGTATTTATTCCATTTTGCATTATGACGTTTTGTTTTCTGTATTGCTTCTGGTTTATTATCAGGATATCCTATCTTTCTGTGATGTAAAAATGGCATATTATAATAGATTTTTCTTATTTTGAACTTAATTAAGAAATGAATTTATTTAAATCTCTTCTAAGTATATGACTACCAATACTTTATAAGAAAATATGAAGCTTATTTTAAAAATCTTCTAAGTATATGACTACCAATACTTTATAAGATTTATATAAATGAAAAGTATATATATATACAGATTTTTTTCTTATTTTTTGTAATTTTTTCTCTATTTTCTTATAATGTATTAATAATCATATATTTAGAAATATCTATTTTTTTTATCTTTTTTCTAAAACTTGATTTGTTTTTAATATTGCATACTGCATTTGAGCCCTGTCAATTAGTTTATGAGCAGTATCATATCCATATTCTTGTTCTAATAGTTTAATCAGTAATTGTAATAATTCTTTATCAGATATTTTCATATCAATCATTTATCAATTTATCTATAAGTTCTTCGGCTGATTCGTCATCTTTATTTCCTTTGAGACGTTTTAGCTTTGCTTGTTCCATTTGTCCTAAAGACAACTTCTGCATGATGTCTAATATATTTGCATGACATCTATTTAGCAATCCAACTAAAGGACTTTTTGCTGTTCTTGCATATGAATCAGTAGTAGTTAATTTTGTGTTTTCTAATAGTTGTTCTTTTGATTTAAAATATAAGAACAACTGTGTAGCAAGAAGATCATACATACAATAATAATAAGCATCGTTCTTATTCTGGACATCTTTAAGAAGTCCGTTTATGTTAATTATAAAGTCTATTACTTCATCACTGTATTTACCATAACGGACAATGATTGAATTTTTGTCTATCATAATTTATTTTTTTATTTTGTATTTAATATAGTAATTTATGATGTTTTTCACATACAAACCAAAATCCTATATCTAAAAATTCACCCCAATATTCAGGTTCTACAAATATTCGGTCTATTCCATCAGTCATTAGTTTCTTACCCTTAATACGACAAATATATTGATGTTCATTATTATATTCTTTCATTCCTTTAGATATTTTCTTTTTTGTTTCTTCGGATATAGGTTTTCTTTCCCATCGTTTAGATGCTTCTGAGGTATGTTTTCTAGTTATTGGATTAAGCATATTTTCTGATTGTGTAACCCATCTTAGATTTTCTGCTCTATTATCAAGTCTATTTGTATTTATATGATCTACTTGTGGTTTATTTTCTGGATTAGGTATAAATAATTCTGCGATCATCCTATGAACATATATACCATAAATCATAAGATATTTTGTAGGATGATAATTAGATAGGTCAATTAATTTTCCATCAACTTTTACATTACCTAAATTAGATACTTCAATTGTGTGTTTACGTTTTCCTCTTCCTGTATTCTTTGTATAAGTTTTCCAAATCTCGTTCATAATTCAAATTTTAGTTTAACATTAATTCTAAAATTGAACTATTCTAGAAAATTTTAAACCGAGAACTGTTAAAAAGACTATGCTTATTTGTTAAAAGTAATTAAAACATCTATTTCAAATTTAACACAGTGGGTGAAAGATGAAG